TTCGCCCGCGTACTCGTTTTCCCCGCTTCTTACCGCTTCCTGCAAGGCGGGGCGAACCGTCCCAAAACGAGTACGCGGGCGAATAGCAGCCAGACGCGCACGGGATGCCACACGCGCCACCGCCGCCAAGAACGCCAGAACGCCAAGGCGCGTACAGGCCCGCACCACTGGGGGAATAGAAAGCCGCCCGCACATAGGTGGAATCACTGCCGCCAAATTTCACAGGGTTCATGGATTCAGCGGCAAGTTTGTTCAGTGCGCGGATATAGTTCCAACTCCATTTGTTGGCGTTGGGCAGATCGAACGAACTGGTCTTTTCATAGTTCGCCGTGATGCTGCCCGACTGTTTCTCGGAATCGCGGCAGGAATAGACATCATAGTGCCAGTGATCGTCAACAAGACTTGCCTGCCACAGCGGGTCGAGTTGTTCGGTATAGTTGCCGATCTGCATTTCAACGCCTGCCACGCGGTAGGGGTATTTACCATTCGTCAGGTTGCCCATGCAGCCATCACTATGACCGGGCAGACATTCCGTCGTGCCGGACGGCCAAGGCATGGTAGACAGCAGCATGGTAGTGGTCGGGGAAATGGCATCCGTCAAATCCAGATTCACAATGCCGTATTCCACGCCGCCGATAACTTCGGATGTGACGCTGACGACCTTTGCCCAGTTGAAAATATTGTGGTTGTAGGACTGGTTTCTATCGGTGGTGGGGCTGGTTTCGCCGCTGCGCTCACCCAGACACACGCCGGAACCGGGCAGGATGTTTGCGGCCTGCGCCGTAGTCAGCACAACGCGCTTGACGTTCGCTTCGGCCACGGCGGGGGTATACTGGTAATTGTAGGACGTGCAGCCCTCCAACTTGCCGCTGTTGCTCTTTGTCCAGTGGCGCAGCCGCCATGCGGACAAGGCAAACTGCTGATCACAGTCGTTCCACAGTCCTTCGTATGTGGTAGTTTTACGTGCCAGAGGGATGCCAGCGTTGGCACTGACCCAGACCATGGGCGGCTTGCCGATGCCGCTTGTCATTCCGCCCTTCGCGTTCAGACCGCCGCAGTAGGCGGGATGCCATGTCATAACGCGCATCGTGCCATCGGGGGCAACGTCGCCCGCCATCGGCACATAGCCGTTGCCGGGATAGGTGCGCCAACTGTTATACATATAGCTGGCATCTTCCCATTCTTTCAGGCACAGCGCCAAAGAGAAGCAGTAGACGGGGGCGGTTTCGCCCGTGATGTCAAACTCGCGTTCACCTTCCAGCGCAAGGATGTTCATAGTGCCATCGGCAAGGCTCAAAGCATTACCGCGAATGTACCACGTCATCAAATCTTCTTCGGCCCAGTCGGTTACATCGGTGGTTGTATCGGTCACAAGCGGTGCGGCGGAACGGCCATCCGCCAGATCGTCCAGCGGCGTACCCGTGTAGTCAGAAGATACCGTGTCCAGATAGAAGCGCAGCGTGTAGGCCAGTTTGTACCCGGCTTTTGCCATCATGGCAAAGAAGCGGCACAGGCGGTCATACTTCGATGCACCGCCGGTGGCGCTCAACGGCCACCAAAGCCAAAATACTTTTGTAGTGTTCGTGCCGTCCAGCAGTGCGCCAAAACTCGCATCAATGAATTCGGCGCTTGCGTTGCCTGCCGCAATCGCGGCCAGCAATTCCGTCTGCTGCGACATGAGATCACGCATTTCTTTGCCTGTGTCATCGGTAAAAGGAAAACATACAGGGTTCATGCTTTATACCTCACTTTCATCGTTTACGAAAAATGCAAATCTGCCGTCGCTGGTATAGCCGAAAGAATACTTTGCCGCGCCCGCATAGCCCGCCGCTTCGTCGGCGTAGGTCTTGGCCTGCTGCATCAACTTGTCCGCAGCGTCCTTGCTCTGGGCGGCCTGCGTGGCCTGCTGGGTTGCAGCATTCTGGGCTGTCTTGGCAATATCGCGGGCGGCAACAGAGGTTGCCGCAGCATCAGACGCTTCCTTCGCGCTGTCAATGATGGATTCCACAGCTTCAAGGGCAGTGTTCTTGCCTTGCTCGACCTGCTCGGCGGCGTTCTTTACATCTGCGGTGGCATCGGCAGTGACCTTTGCGTTGTTTGCAACCTGCACGGCCATGGCCTGCAAATGCGCCACAAGATCAGCGCCGCCGATATCCTCAACGGGGGCTTCGGCGTTTTCCTTGGCAATACCCGTGCCCATTTCGCTGTGCCATTCATGCAGTGACACGCCGCTGTCATCAACTTCGATACCGCACACATTGAAATGCAGCTTGCCTTTGCGCGCCATTGCGGCGGGGCTGGGTGTCCAGTCCATTTCAATGCAGCCATCAGATGTAAGCGTGGTGATGTCGATGGGGTCGGAGAACGGCCCGCCGCCGCCATTGTTACCAACGACGCGCCAAACAAAATTTTGGGACAGGTCAAGGCCGCTGGCGGTTACATGGCCGTTGATGCGGATGTGCTTTGTTTCAACATTTTTGTCACCGGCGACACCAAAGTTCACTTCGGATTCAGGTATCGAAATGGCGCGGGTCGTGACATCGACAACAACGATGTTGTCAGGGGTCGTATTGCTCATTTGTTCCACCTCCCGTGATTACAGTTGGACATAGTTATAGGTGATGTAAGGATGCGTGCCGTTGTTCGTAGACACGCCGATGGTGTGCGAATTCTCAAGCCAAATTGCCCACATTTCGCCGGGGTCGCTTGTGCCGTCGCCGGGATAGTGGTGCATATCTGCGTTGGTGATGCCAAGTATATACTTGTCCGCGCCGATGTCGGTTTTGCCGGGTGCGAACCCTTGCGCAGCGCTTCTTATGATACTGCTGAAATCGCTGAACACAACGCCGCGCGCACGAACAACACCGTTTCCGCTGTGCTTACCGGGTGGAACTGCAATAGCCCCGCCCGGCGCAAGCGTCGTGCCCCAATCGCCGTTGTCGGCCATCTGGCCCCCTTGCTTGCTTTTGGCGTCGGTGTTATAGAACGTTTTTCCCGCCAGAACATCAGCAGCGGTGGCGCTGCCGGACAGGGCAAGCGTGCCCCTCTTTTTGGTTTTGGGGTCGGTGGTGTAAAACTCTTTCCCGCTAAGAACATCGCTTGTGTCGGCGTTGCCGGACAGAATCAGCGTACCGCCAATGCGCAAGCCCTCTTTGCTGGTCATGGTGTACCCGGCCATCAATTCATCCTTGCCAGCCGTGCCGAACTCTGTCATCTTGGCGCGGGCTTCGGGGGCATTTTTAGCATCGTCAGCGTGGTAGTAGCCTTCGGGCAGATCACGGATTGCTATATAGTCGGTTCCAGCTTCCACGCTCCCGCCGTACTGGTTTTGACCACGGTCAGGCATGGTTCCTTTTTTCAACGTTTTGTTGCCCGCATAGTACGGAACGCCCGCCAGCACTTGACCGGGCTTGGCGGTGGCCTGTGCCAGCTTTCCAAGGGATAACCCACCGCCGCCGCTAAAATTTAGCTGGGTTCCGTCGTAAGAAAACAACACCCAGCGGCCCGCAACGATTGTGTCGCCGTCCACGACATCCGCGCCGCAGTAGGCGGGAACGCTCTTGCCGTTTACCGTCCATGTGTCGCCGCTGGCCCACGCCGCAGGGACTTTGAAGCGGCCAAAACCGCCGTGTCCTGTCAGCGCGTAGACCTTGCCGCTTTTGGTACACTTGTAAATTTGTGCAGTTACATCCACACCGCTGCCGTTCGGGTCGTACTGCGCTTTTGTCATAACTGCCGTGCCCGCGTTCAACTGGTTCAGCTCCGAACTGACGGCGGAAATCATTTCATCGACTGCCGCCTGCATGACGGATGTACCAATGCCCGCAAACTTACAGTAGACATACCCGCACAGATCAGCGTCGGCGCGGCGGTCTGTAATCATGGATGCCGTGATGGCGGTAGCGCCTGCGGGAATCCGCACATGATACAGGCACAGATCGTATGCGTCGGCATCACGGGTGCAAGCGGGGGCCGTCGGATTGATGGCAGGCGTGCCGGGTACGACAACCGCGTGAATGTCGCGGGAATTGACATCCCGCCGCAGCATGACTGCATCAATGCGCGCCAGCGTGCCGTCAGCATAGCCGAATGTAAGCGTTAAGGGGCTGTCGTTCTGGTAGTGGTATCCGTTTACCAGAGCGCGGCCCGCGCCCAGTGCGGCGGTCATAGCGCCTGCCGGGGCAAGCGTCAGATCATCGTTTTGGCACACGCCAGAGTGGAACAGCGCATCGGTGATCGCGGCAATGTGGGCTGTTTTGTACTTCCTGTCGCCGCCGGACGACGGGAAAAAGCCGCTCCATTCTCCCATTTAGATGTCCTCCAAATTCAAAGTTTCGGATTTTGTTTTGCCCGTCACCGGGTAGATCGTGACACTGCCTTTTTCATAGACTTCTTCAACCTCGGTAACACGTTCGTTCATGGTGATGCCAATACTGGAATCGCCTGTTGTAACGATGTCGCCCAAGTCCCAATCCTGCATATAGGCGAAGTTCTCAATGTTCACGGCAGTGCCCGTGAAAGATTTCGTTTTGATGTGGTCGAACAGGCCCCAACCACATTGTGTTTTCAGCTCGTTCAGATAGGCCGCTTCGGTTTTTTCATCGGGCGTGATGCTGGACGCATCCACAAAGCAGACGCGCTTGCGCCCGCCGTTGGAACGGTCAATACAGGCAACCTTGCCGTCACTGCCGCGCGCATAGGCTACATTGCAGTAGTCGGATTCGTCAAAACTGTATTCCGGGTCGATGAAGTTCTGAAATTCATCGGTGAAATACACAATGTTGTTGTCGGTCTGATCGGTACTTCGGTCTGTGCCCTCGTACACTTGGAAGGTGAACTGCTGGTTTTCGGAAAATAACAGGCGGAAGCCCAGTCCGTAGGCTTTGGCAACGGCGGTCATGGCTTTCAGCGTGTTTTTGAAGTCCAACTGAATCGTGATTTCTGCGCCGCTGGGTAGTGCCGTTTTGTCAACGACCAGTTCGGGCACGGATTCGCGGGCATCTTCGGCCAGTTGGCAAAGGATTTCGGCAGGCGTGCCCGTGAAGGATTTCGTTCCGATGACATAGGCCATCGAAAAATATATTTCAAGCATCCGCGCATTGGCGGTGATCTCGCCGCCTTTGGTTTTGATGCCCATAATGCGGGCGGATTCGGTGCGACCTACCCTGCGCAGGATAACGCCCGCTTTGATAGCGGCAAGGTTTTCTTTGGTAGCGGGCAGATGCAGTTCAACTTCTCCGGCAGTCCAATACTGCCGCCGCCAGCGCAGGGATGTGTAGAAGTCAATGGTTCCAATAAATTCGCCGTTTTCGCGGTAGGCATACAGTTCCATAGGCTACACCCCCCAGAATACCGGTGTGCTGGACATAACAACATCCAAATTGTCAACGCCGCTTTCCGCATCATAACGGAACACATTGCTGCCGGGTTCGACCTGCAACCATGTTGAACCGAATACCCACATGTTATTTGCGCCTTTTTCCACGCCGTCCGATTTTAGCATGATTCGTTTGTTTTTGAATCCTGTCGTGACGGTCAGGACATCGCCCGCGTGCATCTGACAGCGGATTTTGAATCCCTTTTGACTGCGCACTTCAAACAAGCTGGGGTTCGTCACGGTTCCTGTTGCAATGAATTGCACTGTCAAACCGCGCGCAACATTACTTGCATTCTCAACGGCAACAGCCAAGTTGGCACGCTTTGTTGTCATTTCAAATTCTTCGGCAGGCAGTTCAAGCACATCATCGGGAAATTCAATCAGGCCATCCCACACCGCCATTTCAACGCGGTCATCGGTAACTGCCTTGAATTTTGGGTCGGGGCACACCAAACTGATTGTAACTTTGCGCTGCTGGCCTGTTGGGTCAACATGGACAAATTCGGGCTTGTAGTCGATTTTGCGGGTGATGCCCTCATCGGTCACATACAGTGTGCCGGTCTCACCGCGCGGAAAGTAGCTGTATAACTTTTCCCGCATAGCTTGGATGTTATCCTTGACCCAGCAGTAAATTACAATGTTGCGCTTCGCGGCTGTGCTGGACTTGTAATGTTCACCGTCCTGATCGTTGCCCTTTTCGGTATCAACGTCAAAATCAGAGCTTGTCAGACCGTCCACATCGTCCAGCCAGAGCGGCCAGCGGTAGCCGATTGTGATTTTCTCGCCGCTGCCGTTATCACAGACAAGCAGGAAGTTTCGCACTGTATCACCCCTTTATTTTGGAAATCAAATCGCGGGTTGCAATGCGGGTCGCCCGCGCCGTCTCTGCGGGGGATACCGGGTCGGGGCTTGTCACATTGATGGTCTGATTGTAGTTGATGGTTTTCGTGGTGGGAACCGGGGCAGCGCCTGCGCCTGCAAGCTGCGGGCCGTTTACCATGATCGCCATTCCTGCGGTGATGCCGTCAAGGGTCTTTTGCAAGTACGGCATGGCGCTGCGCATTGCATCAGCGTAACCGTGGATGAAGTCCACAGGCCACTTTTCGTAATCGTGCAGCGGCCCTTCATCGGGACGGGAAAAATGCAGCAGACTGCGGATGTCATCGGCCAGACCGCGCACATTGTCTACAACAGCGCTTGCCGCATTGGCGATGCCCTTTGCAAATCCGTTGATGAAATCCCTGCCCCATCCAAGCGCCTTTTCGGGCAGTTCCTTGATGAAGTCCACAGCCTTGTTGATGCAGCCTGTAGCAGCACTGTAGACTGTGCCGGCCATGCCCTTAATTGCATCGGCCATGCGCTGGAACATCGTTCGGCCCAGCGTTGCCAGCGTGGACGGCAGAGCGCAGAAGAAATCAAGAATGCCGTTCCAGATGTTCTGTACGGTGGTGCTGATTGTCTGGCACAGGCTGGAAATCGTGGCAAGGAATCCATTCCACGCGGTGGTGACAGCGTTGCCGATGGCGGTCATGGTAGACGACAAGAACGTCTTGATTGCATTCCAAATCGCCTGTACGGCGGTGCTGATCGCATTGCACACGGTGCTGATAATCGTCAGCAGGCCGTTCCATTCTGCCTGTAAAAAGCTGACAATGGCCGACATGACACCGCTGATAAATGTCTGGATGCCGTTCCAGATGCCGGAAATCGCTTCCGACAGTGCGGACAGAATGTTGGAAATATCACTTTTCAGCGCGTCAAAATCGCCGGTGACTAAATCGCAGATGATAAGGACAACGCCCAGCACAGCGGTCTTGATGGCGTCCCAGATGCTTGTAAAAATCTGCTGGATGCCCTCAAAAGCCGTTGTCACACCGTCGCTGACGATGTCCCACGCATTTTGAAGCGTTGTTGTAATGACGGTGACGACGGTTTCAACAATGGCTTTGATGCCGTCCCAAGCCGTGGTAAAGATTGTCTGTATTGTTGTCAAGGCAGTCTGCACGGCGGTGGTGATTCCCGTCCATGCGGCCTGCAATGTGCTGGCGATGGCAGATACGACGGTGGAAACAACGGTCTGAATCGCATTCCATGCAGTAGAAAACGCCGTTTGCAAAACAGTAAACAAATTCTGCACGGTGGTGATCGCGGTAGAAACAGCGGATTTTATAGCTTCCCACAACCCAATCCAGAAATTGCGGAACGCTTCGGATTTGTTCCAGAGAGCGACAAACCCGGCAACCAGTGCCACAATGCCCGCCACGACCAGCACAAACTGGTGTGCGGCCAACAGGCCAAACAGCCCCGAAACAGCGCCCTTGACCTTGGCAACGGCGGAAACAATTTCGGGTGCGGCTTTCAGCGCACCGCCGATGCTTGATGTCAGATTGCCGATAAATATCAGCACAGGCCCCAGCGCGGCAATCAGGCCGCCCACGGTCAGGATGATTTGCTGTGTGGATTCATCCATACCGCTGAATTTGTCCACGACACCCGTCACGCCTTTGATGATTTGCGTGATGCTTGGCAGCAGCTTGTCCATCAAGTCGATCAGGGCGTTTTTGGCTTCGTTCAGCGCTTTGGCAAATTTCTGGTTGGTGGTGTCGGTGACTTTCTGGAACGCTTCATCTGTTGCCTTGCCGCAATCCTGCATCTGGGTCAGAATTTCGTTGTAGTCTGCACCGTCGTTACGGGCAAGCACCATTGCGGCAGAACCGGCTTCGACACTGCCGAACATGTCTTTCAGGGTCTTACCGTCTGCTTCGGCGGCATCGGACAGCATGTTCAGGATGTCGGATGTGGAATCGCCCTCGGCTTTCAGATCGGCAAAGCCTTTGCCCGTCAGTTCGCGCAGGGTGGTGTCGGTGATGCTGCCGGACTTTGTAAGTTCGTTCAGCATGGATTTTAAGTAAGTGCCGGATTCTGCGGTGGCAATGCCGTTCTTGGTAAGCAGCGCGTAGGCAGACGAAAGTTCGGTCATGTCGTAGTTGGCCGCAGCGGCCACGGGAATGACCTTGCCCATGCTGGACGCAAGTTCGTCAACGGTGGTTTTGCCCAAATTCTGCGTGGTAATCAGCAAATCGCTGATCTTGGTTGCATCCTCTGCTTTCAGCTGATAGCCATTGATGGCCGTTGTCATAACATCAACAGCTTTTGCGGCATCGGTAAAGCCGCCCTTTGCCAATTTGACCGCCGATGTGGTGAAACCAATAGCATCGGCAGCGCCCACACCCGCAGAAATAGCGCTGTACACAGCTTCGGAAAAATCGTTGACGGAAACGCCCGTTTCATTGCTGGCGGTCATGATGTCGGCCTTGTACGCTTCAAAGTCGGCGGACGATGCGTCCAACAGGGTGCTGACCTTGGCGAAAGCATCTTCAAAGTCTGCGGCCAGCTTCAAGCCGACACCGCCAACACCTGCCACGGCGGCAGAGACAGGGGCAACGGCTTTGCCGACGGCAGATATACCGCTGCCCACTTTCTGCATTTTATCGCCCACAGCGGCCAGTTTTTGGGCGGCTGTGTTTGACTTGTTGTAAGCATCGGTCAGACTGTCGATATTCTGCTTTGTCGCTTCGATTTCACGGCACAGTTTGCGGTATTCCTCTTGGTTTCCCTCTGTGCCGCTTTTCATGTCAGCGTCGGCCTGTTGCTTTGCCTGCTGCAACGCAACTAATTTATCTTTGCTTTCGGCAATTTGCTTACTTAAAAGTTGTTGCTTTTGCGCGAGAAGTTCTGTATTGCCGGGGTCAAGTTTCAGCAGACGGGTAACATCTTTCAATTCGTTTTTTATCGCGTTTATGGGCTTGTTCAGTTTTGCAAGTCCCTTTTCGAGACCGACTGTCTTACCGTCGATTTCAAGGGTCAAGCCCTTTACTTTTGCGGCCAAATAGAGCCGCCTCCTTTCCGTGCGGCTCCATTCAGCCCTTAGTGCAGACCATTTACTGCACCGTTAATATTGCCCCTGCAAATAATGTGTGCTATCCTTGTAGGCAAAGGGGGCATTTGCCATGACAAAACAGCAGTATAAAATTTTCACCGCCGTTCGGAAGTACAAGAAACTGGGTAAGGTCTTGGAAGCAGCAAAAGTAGGCGACTACATCAAACTGCAAGAAACCGTTGGTGCAGATATGCTTGACTTTTCCGATGTCAAATACGATGATGACACAGATGTGACGCTGTCTACGAAAGCAACAGATGAATACGAAAGTCGAAAAAAGGACAATATCGACAAAGCAGTTACAAATCTTATTGCTGGTTATGGCGCTATAGTAGCAACTATTTCGCTGCTAATGTCACTATCAAGATTGTGTTGATAACTGCGGTATACACAGAAAGCCAAAAGCCGGGAATGTCGGACAGTCTCCGAAGAAGCTGCACGGCGCTCTTGAAGCGTTTCATAATCTTCACCTCACCCAAAGAATTTGTCGATGTCTGCCTGCGTCGCTTTAAGCGGCCACTTGTAGTCATCGTTTTCCCGCTCAATCGCCATGTCGTTTACCATGCCGACGGTCAGCAAATCAAGATCGCGCAGAGCAATGCCCATCTGCACGCAGCGCAGCAAAAACAGCGGCGTTGTCATTTCGCGGGTGCTTACCCTTGTTTTTTTTTCGGCTTTGCCGTTGTCAGCGTGTTCAGATTCCACAGCGTCAGAATTTCCGGCAGGACTTGATAGATGCTGAACACCTCGAAGGAATCCAGCCATTCTTCCACGCTGGGCGGCACAGCATCTTTGTCAGCGTGCTTTGCCATGATGTAGGCCACATTCTCAAACAGGCCAAGATCTGTAGCTTCAAACTGTTCCTGTTCGGTGGTAGCCTTCTCGTAAGCGTCGGAAAGCTTCGACAAGTCCTGCATGATGTCACGCCCGAACTTGATACGATACAAGCGCGGCACGGCAGCAGTGGCACGCAGGCGGACTTCTTTGCCGTCGATGTTGATGGTTTTTTCCATGTGTATGATCTCCTGTATACAGGGTGTTCCAGTGGAACACTTTAGGTTGCATCAGTGGGCAGGGTAACGCTTGTGTACCAGCCGTTCAGCGTGGCGGGGGTGGCATCGTCTGCCGTGTGGGCCTTGATCATACCGTCAGCCATCGGGGACACGGTGATGGTGGAAGTCTGGGTGTCGGGGTCGGTGGTTTCGCTCTTGGTGTTGGCGTTGATACCGGGGCGCGTTGCGGAACAGTTGTACAAAACATACTTGCGCCCGGTTGTGTCGCCGTCCACCTCAAACAGAAGGGCGAAGCTGGCGGGCTTGACGTTGGCATTCTCGACAATCAGGCCGTTTTTGCTTTTCGTCATGCCCCAGATGTCAAGCATCATCTGTTCGGGGAACATAGCGACTTCAAAATCGCCGGAATAGCCGTTGTTGCTCTGGCAGACGTAGTACACAATGCCGTCCGCGTAGAACTTCGTAACTTCGCCCTCGGCATCCAGAGACAGCGACACGCTGCCGGGGATGGCAACAGGGGTGTCGAAGGTGATCGTGCCATCTTCGCCAGTCGCTTTGTGCTTGGCGTAGTGCGCGTTTTTGAGATTGAAAAGCACTTTATCTTTAGACATTTTTACACCTCAATTTCATAGATGACATAGAACATCTGTTCTTCGTCAATGTAGATTTCATCGGACTTGCTGTAAAAGATGCCCGCCGCCGTCAGCGCTTTTTCAAGCGCCGCTTCGGTATCGGGGTCTTTTTCGGCTGTGTACAGTTCAAGGGCATAGAGGGTCTTTTTGGCGTACACAATGCCATCTGCCGCAAAGGGATTGTCGCGCTCAAAATAGAACACGCCGAACGGCAGATCATGGCCGTTTTTCCATGCGCGGTATGCAAACGGAATACCGCTGCTGTCCAGTACCGTTTTTAATTCAGCCTGCGTCAACCGCAATACCTCCGTTTCAATTTTTTGTTGCATATATCGTGCATTTCTGCTATGCTGGTAATAAATAAATGCGAAAGGGTGTTCACTATGCGGCAATGTAAACGGTGCGGGCGAAAAGGATTGTTTTTCTTTATGACGAAAGATTCCCTGTGCATGAAGTGTAATAGAGAAGTCGAGCGTCAAAAAAAAGAAGAAGAAAAGGCGCTTAAAATAAAGATGCAGGAAATGGCAGAAAAGCGCCGCGCAGAGGAAGAAGCAGAACGGCAGAAACACACTGCATTACGAAAAGAAGAATGGAACCAGCGCCGCGCAGGCATCGCAGCTTTCGATGATGTGCCGCGCGTTCAGATAGGCACAGACGGGAAAAAGCAAAAGGCACAGGCCGTTTCTTTCTTGAAAGAACTTACTTATTCTCGTGTTACGGCAAAGAGCGACCCCGCAAAATTCGGTGATTTTGTCGTTTTGGACACCGAAACAACGGGATTATCCTGCACAAAGGATGCTGTGCTGGAAGTTGCGGCAATCAAAGTAAAGAATTACAAATTTGTTGAGGTATTCCATACAATGATTCCCCCCCCCCCGCAGAAACTTTCAACGGATTCTGCGCGTGAAGCAATGTCTGTCAATGGCATAACACCAGAAATGTTAGAGGGTGCGCCGATGCTGTACCAGATCATCCCGTCACTGCAAGAGTTCATCGGGGATATGCCGCTTCTCGGTCACAATCTGGAATTTGATTTAAAATTCCTGTGCCGTGCGGGTTTGAATGTTACAGAGCCAAAACGAAAGTTCTTTGATACTTATGTAATGGCTGGGCGCTCGCTCAAAAAGCCAAAGTGGGAGTATGACAAGGAAATTGGTGCATACGCTCCCAACTATGACAAAAACTACGATGTCGAGAATTACAAGTTGGAAACACTGTGTAATTATTTCGGCATTGACAGAATGGATGCTCACCGTGCGTTGGGGGACTGTGTAGACACTGCGCAGCTATTCCGCGCTTTTATCGAAGAAAAAGTTGAAATATACGGTGCGCATTTTTAACGCTTGAAGCGTTGTACGACCTCTTGCGTTATCATCCCTTCAAGTTTTCGTTCCTCTGGTTCAACATGCGGCAGGGCTTTGGTTCTGCCGCCATTTTTCTTTGCGTGCCCATGTTCCAGCAGATGAACAAGGCCGGGTTTCTTTTTGTTGTGAATCGCAACGCGGATTGTCGAATTGCTTTCATACAGCACAGAAACATCCCAGCCCGTGCGATAGTGACCGCCCTTCGTTCCTTTCTTGTGCCGTCTGTACGGACTTGTAACTTTTAAATCCGCCGCAGCCGTTTTTGCACATTCAAGGCAGGCAGCTTTCATATCATCTGCCACTTCCTGCTTGTAGGTTTGCAGTTCCTTGACAATGACATCTGCCAGTTCGTCCGGCTTGACCTTAATCGTGCTGCTCATGTGATGCCCCTTTTGGTTGCTGCATACAGTTCCAGCGTGTCAGGGTCAGCCTGATAGGTGCGGTAAATCAGCTTTCTTTTGCCGTCCACCATGGCGTATTTCTCGCCGCTGTAATCCCACGGGTGCAGCACGAATTTCTGTACATTGCTGTACCCGTGGGAACCGGCGGTAAAGGATTCTTCCCGGCTCACGCTCTTAATGTCGCCGTACACCGTCACGCGGCCCGTCTCGGTTTCGGTCTGCCTGCCGATTTCATCGGTGCCGGAATCGTCCGTTGTAATCAGAATAATTTCATCACTGAAATACATATCAGCCCTCCAGATAATCCCCGCACAGGCTCAAGCTGACCGCAAGGCTTTCATAGCTTTTCTGGTAGCGTTCGGCATCGCTGCCGCCGTACCCGAAATTGCCCTTGCAGTACAGCTTGACCGCCTGCTTGATAAGCGGGTCGTCGTCGCTGATCTTTACGACACCACGTTTACGCAGATCAGCTTTGCAGGCAGCAATCAAATCTGTAAGTTCATCATCAAACGCAGTGTTGTTCTTGTTGCGCAGCACCCACACTCTTGCAAGTTCAAGCACGGTTTACACCTCCGGGGGTTACACCTTGGCAGCTTCGCCCTTTTTGATGATGATAACGCCGTTGGGGTCAAGCAGCTTGCCGTCACAGAAGTGCAGCACCTTGGTTTTGACGGCGTCGTCGTCGTGGTCAGTCCACTTGACGGCGGCAAACTGACCGTTGCTGTTCTCGGCGTAGTCGCTGGGGTTGAAGTACACGGCAATGACATCATCCTTGGCGGCGGCATCGAAGTTGGCGATGATGTCATCCTCGACGGTCTCCACAGGTTTGCCGCAGAAGCGGTACGTCTCTCCGCCGTCGATGCCGTAGTTCACACGCCCGATGGGCTGGCCGTTCTTATCGACCATGCCGTCAATGTAGCCGTCAAACGTGCCCTGCGCCATGACAAACTCACCCTTGCGGTATGCCTTGGGAATCTTGGCGATGACTTTCTTGTGCCATGCGGAATAGTCGCCGATCTCGTCAGGGGAAAGAACGACAACATTCTTGGTGGGCACGCGGGTGTCCTTGGTAATGCCAAGGAACTGCCCGCTGCCGGTACCGGAAATGATGGCCTTTTCTTTGGCGGCAATGATAGCTTCCACAGCCAGCGGCACAAACATCTGCTGGAACTCGTCGAAGGTGACGACGGACGCAAGCAGGGTCTGTGCGATTTTGCATTCCAGACCGTAGTAGCTGAAGGAAACCTTCGTGTTGGCGGTCAGCTTCTGATCATCGCTGGACTTGCTCTCGCCAATCCAGTTGGCGGTAGGCTTCAAGGTCAGAATCGGGAACTCGACACCGCCCTGCACATTCAGCTTGCGGATTTTGGCGTACAGGTTGCCGTAAGACTTCATCTCGCGGATGATCTCGCGGGTGATCGTGGTGGGAATGACCGCGCCCGCGTCGGTGGTGGTCGTGGTAGCGGCCACATTCAGCATCGGGGCCACGCTGGCGCGCAGATCGGCGGGAATCTCAGTGCCGCGGCAGACGAAGTTCATAAACGCCGTGCGGTACTCGTTCGTCTCGCTGGGGTCGGTGTGGGCAGTCTGGGCGCCGAAGTTGTTGATCGACCATCTGCGGGGCAGAGCGTTGGTCTGGGCGGGGGTCACATCGGGCAGGTTGTAACTGCGGTTGCCGTTTTCCAGCGCGGCCAGATTCGCGCGGGCCTGCGCGGCAGCTTCATAATCCGCGTCAAGCTGGTTGATCTCATCGCGGCAGCGGTTAGAAGTCTCGATGTCGCCCGCGTCGATGGCGGCGCGCATATCGTTCAGCAGTTTGGTGCGCTGGGCATTGTACTGTTCTTTCGTCATCATGTTAGACAACTCCTTTTTTGATAAGATTTTCATAATCGGTTTTGGCCTGCGCCAAAGCAGCGGCGTTTTGATCGCGGAACATGGCAAGCGTCTTTTGCACGACGCTTTCGGGCAGCAGTCCGGGCGCATCGGCGGCGACAAGGTCGCCGCCCATGACTTCATCCACAAGGCCAAGTTCCACGGCACGGCGGGCATCAACCCATGTTTCCGCGTCCATCATGGCGCGGATTTCATCGCGGGTTTTCCCGGTCTTGCGCATATAGGCGTTGGCAAGGGCATCACAGGCAATGTCAAGCCGATCACCTGCACGATGCAGTGCGCGGTAGTCTCCGTCGGCGCTGCTGTACACATTATGAATCATCATCTGACCCACGGGAGAAATCATGCTGTGCCCGGCCATTGCAATGACGCTGGCAGCGCTGGCGGCGTAGATGATCTTGATATTGACTTCGCCGGGATACTCGCACAAGGCTGTGTAAATGTCCGACCCGGCATGAACATAACCGCCGCCGGAATTGATATACACTTCAATGGGCTGTCCGTTTGCGGCGGCAAGGGCATCCGCAACGTCTTTCGGCGTGGTGGATTCCATGTCAAACCAGTCGTAGACGCGCTTATAATCCTGCGGGATAATCACGCCTTTTACGTTTACTCTCATTCGGTTTCACCTCCCGACTTCGTTTGTTTTACGGGCGCGGTGTCAAGACGGCGGATGGGTTCGTCACCGCCTGCCACAGGGGCAAGGCCAAAGACAGCGCGCCACTCGTTTGGCAGCATAGCGCCACGGTCAACCATAGATTCAAGGGAAAGTTTCGTGCTCATGCTAGCGTATTGCAGATTTGAACTTTCCAGATACAGCTTGTTCCCGAATGCGCGCTGCCGACGGTTCCACAGTTTGCGTGTGTGCTCGGCAGCGATTTGCAGCAGATCGGGTTCAACTTGGGCTTCGTAGTAGCTTATCCACTCATTTTCCGAAAAAGAGGATCTCACGATTTTTTCGTTTGTGTTGAAGAAGCTGTACAGCCGCGTGATGTTGTTTTGACTTTGCAGGGCGTTTGGCACATAGTCGTGCGGCTCCAACTGCACGGCATCGGCCTTTACGTCCGTACCTGCAACGCCCGTGCTGTTGTTGTTATCAAGGAAAGCATCGGCAAAGTCCTTTGTCTGCTTCTTGATGTCCTCCGGGCGCATACCGCTGGATGTGAATTTCAGCAGCCATCGGATGACCGCGCCGTTGCGAACAGCGTTGATGATGCTGCGGTCAGTCGTGCCGATGACTTCCATGACGCTTTGAAGCGCAGGGCCGGGCGGCGTGCCGAACACGTCATTTTCGTTGTAATCGTTGCGCAGATGGATAACGTCGGTATAGGCAAACGTCCATGTGCTGCCGTTCGGCAACCAGAATTGCAGCAGCAGTTCGCCCGCTTTGTTATAGAGGGCCTGCACACTGCTGGCGACGATGGGAAACAGTGCAACGGGGAAACCGTTGTCATCGCGCTGGATAAGCGCAAACGCATTGTTGTTCAAGATCAACTGCGTTTCCATTTTCTCCGCGTACATCTGCCACGTCATGTACTGGTTCGGTTCTTCCAGCAGCAGGCGAATGTAGGGGTCTGGGTTCGTCTGCGTGTTGGTTTTGCCGTCCGGGCCGATGGTCGTTCGGATGTGGCGCGGTGTTGCCTTGCCCACGGCCTTGATTTTCGGGCGGATGCAGGCGCGCACGATGTCGCTTTTGTACAGGTTCCCATCGTAGACATACAGACCGTTGCCTGTCTCCGTTACCATCTTGACTTGTGCTGCGGTGGGACTGCGGGCGACAGCCGCGCGCAACCGTTGAAAAATTCCCATGTGGGCATCCTCCGATCAAATCATAGTTTTGTAATCATCCTGTCTGTCTTGGAATACTACGAAAGCATCCAGCAGAGCGGCCAGACCGTCAATGCGCTTGCGCGCCTTACTTGTTTTGTTCGGCTTGATGTTGCCGTTTTTATCTTCCACAATGCCCGTGTTGGCAAGGCACCATTTCAAGACAGGGTTATTGTTGTAAATGATAAGTTTGCTATCAAAATCAGCACCTAACTGCTTCATGGGTAGCGACAGCGTTTTCATGGTCTGCTGCACGGGTACGAACACGCCCTTGCCGAAGGTGTCCTGCATTTCGTCTACCCAGTAGCTTGCAGACCATGCGTCATAGCCGCCACAATAGATATAGCAGTCAAGTTCGTTCTGTACTTCAAGGAACCATTCCGTGACATCTTTCTGCCGGACTTTGTTGCCCTCACAGGTACGCAGATAGCCTTGTTCTTTCCACAGGTCGTAGGGAATGCGATCTTCCCGCACGCGGCGTTCAAGCAGTTCTTCGGGCAACCAGAACATACACAGGACATAGATGTGCGGGTCGCCCGGAACCATGAATATGACGACGGCAGCGGTAAGGTCGGTAGTGCTGGAAAAGTCCGCGCCGCCGATGCCATACCGTGGCCGAAGCTGGCGCACGTCGAATGTGGCGGTGTTGTTCAACTGCTCAAAAGTCAGCCATGCTTCGCCGATGGTTTCGGGAATATTGAAATCCTTGCAAAGCAGGTTCTTCACAAGTTTCGGGTTTGCAATGGCTTTCTGCACCTTGGCCCGCAACTGCTCCACAGACTTGATCGTACCTAAGCCGGGGTTTGCCTTGGCCCAGCAGCTTTCGTCTGTCCATTCCTTGCGGCTGTCCAGTTCGTAGATGATGGGCAGGAAGTGTTCGTTTTTATAGCCGTTGTCGTCATAAAAACCGTTTATGACATTTTCGGCTTCTTGGTACAGATCATCGTACAGACCTTCGCGCACCGTGCCCGCCGTGGTAGTCTCGAAGATCATAGGCTGTTCGCGGGCGGTCACGCCGTCAACAATAACGTCATACAGGGCGCGCATCGGCGGTGCCCATGCGTGAATTTCGTCCAGCAGACCGCCGTGAACATTCAAGCCGTCCTGTGTGTCGCTGTCGTGGCCCAGTGGCTTGTATACACTGTCGTTGAAGTCGGAAACCATTTCAGCGACAAGCGGCTTGATTTTGCCGTTCGGTGTTTTGCGCGTCCAGTGCAGCACAGGCGACTTGCAAACCATGCGGCGGGCTTCCTGCCAGATGATCTTTGCCTGATCTTTTTTGGTGGCGACGGCGTAAATTTCTGCGCCTGGTTCGCCATCTGCAACCATCAGATACAGACCAATAGCGGCGGACAATGTAGACTTGCCGTTTTTACGGGCAACAACAAGCAGGACTTCCCGATACTTTCGCGTTCCGTCAATGACATGGACGAATCCGAACATGGCGGCGACAAGCGCTTTTTGCCACAGTTCAAGGATGAACGGCTTGCCGCCCGCTTTGCCTTTGCTATGGCGGCAGTAGTTTTCGATGAACTCTATTGCATGGTTGGCGCGCTTGGCTTTGTAGGCATAATCGCCGCAACCGTTGACGACATCCTGCGCAAGTTTGCGGTATACCGTGGCAACCTTTTTGCTGACACCAACCTGTCCGTTTTCAATGGCAGCGTTGTATTCAAGTATCGGGTTGTAGGTCAGTGGATAGCGAATCAATCCGCATCACGTCCCGCAACGAAACTGTCAAACTGATCGCCCGCGTCAGTGGTGGGCGGCGGTGCGGTAGCCTTGGGCAGCAAGTCGGTCAGCTTGGAAAGCAGTGTCGCATAATTCTTGATGGTGGTATTGTAGCTTTTCAGTGCAGGATTTTCGCGCAGCATGGATTGTTCACCCTGCACGAAGAAATCCAGTGGGCCGATTTCGTCGGCCTTATTCTTCAAGGTGTCCAGCATCCCGGACATCCAGATCAGTTCCGACACGACGTTGCTTGCAAGCGCGCGGCGTTCTTCCGGCACAGATTCAATCGTAGATTTCAATTCCTTTTCGGTCAGAATCCGAATCGGCTGGTTCTTCTTCCGTGCCATTGCACGCCCTCCCTTGCAAAAAAATAAAGGGCCGCAAACCGCCGACATCCATCGACAGTTTACGGCCCCACTCGGCCCTTAGTGCAGACCATTTACTGCACCGCGCTTTTTTTCACTTTTCGCCGCACTTCCAAAACGATGATTTCACCGTTCTTTCGGCGCTTGATCTCGGCTGTGTTGCCATGTTCCAGTATGGCGCGCACAGCTTCAATTACATCGTCTGGCAACGTCCGTTCACCTCCGCCCGGATTCCTGCAAAACAGGAACAAATCTGTTTCATCTGTCAAGACCCCCCGGTCATGTGAAAATAACCTGTGTGTTCTTTGTGGCTCACTCCCTCGGTTCTATGGCAAACCGGGCTAGGGACTGCATAGGGGGGGGAGGAGCGCCGCTGGCGTTGGCCTTGTCCGCTGGCTGCGGCTGGCCATTTTCGTCAAAGTAGTAAAGATTTCCACCGTCATTTTCAATTTTGTTGTGACAATCGTGGCAGACATACAGGAAGTTCGCCGGATCCAAAGCAATGTCCGGGTCTGTGATGTTCTCCGGTGTCAGCCATACTTTGTGATGGACGATGTAGCCGGGCGCATCTCTGCATATCTGACACAAGCCGCCGTCAATGTTGACGCGGGAAGCGACGAACGCCGCGCGGCACTTGCGCCACTTTTTTGATTTGTAAAACGCTTCCGCAAATGCCTGTGCCATAGTTCACCGTTGGTGTTCCAGTAGAACAAGATC